TTTACTGCTGCATCTGTTGCCTTTGCGTAAGCAGAAGCCATGTTGCGAACAAGTTCATCAAAGAAGGCTGGAGAAGTACGATCTAAAAGTTCAACAGAAAATGTCTGTTGTCCAGCGTACTTTTTAACAGTTACTGATAGGAAATCTGATGTCATATCTGTATCTGAAAACGCATTACCTTGTGCTGTTTCTGCAACAGTTGGCATTGCTGTGATTTTTGGAATTTCAAAAGTCATTCCAGCATCAGGCAAGACACCTGTCGTAATCGCTTGAATGCTTGGACGAATTGCAGTACCAAGTGGGTTGATAATTTCTGACAACTGGCGTGTTGGAACTAAGCCTGGGTTGTTTGCTGTGCTATCTGCTGCCAATAGGTATTGACGAGCTGACTCATCACCTAATGCTGCGCGGATTGATTGCTCTGCATATTTAGCAGCTGTGATTTCAATGCGTGGCTCTGTGTAAGCCATAGATACAGTTGGGCGAGCAGCTTCTACCGCCGGTGCTTCAACTGGTGTTGCTTCGACGGCTGGAGTGGTATTTTCCACGTTGGCTATCTCGCTTTCTGTTGGTTGGGTTGTTTCTTCTACGGCAGATTCTTCGGCCGCTATATCAGTAACTTGAGCAGACTTAAAGGCTGGCTCTGTTACTAAACTTACTTCGACAAGGCGAGCAGCGGATACATAAGTCACGCCGTCCTTGATTTTTGACTTTAATACTTCTGCACCGATACTCAGCCCAGATTGCAATCCTTCTTCTGCAAGGATTAAAGCTTCTGTGCCGCGTTGTGAACGGCTGATTGAAAACACAGCATCAATGGAGTTTTCTGTTTCGCTAAAACTTACTGCGCGACCCAAAGGCTTTTTGACATCGTGCTGGCTAAGCAACTTAATTGATTTAGCATCTGGAATCTCGATTGAGCCAGAAGCAAAGATTACTTTGCCGTAATTTGTTGATCCAGCTTCGACATTCAATGGCACAATCTTGCCAGAGATAGTTCTGCTGGCTGAATCTGCTGTGAGTTCAGCTGTGAGGGTTACGATTTGATTCATGCCATACCATTGCTTCCGTTAGGAGTTAGATCAGTCATTTCCATAGCCTGTTCCTGTGTAACTAGGTTAAGGGCTAATAGTTTCTCGATTACTGCGAGTTCCTGAAGTGGGTCTGTGCGTAGAAAATTTTTGTCAATATCGAACTTGACCACATTGCCGCGAGCAGTAATATCATCCATCGACAAGCGATCTTCAATCGCTGTAATAAACGGCTGTAGAGATAATGTCAAGAATTGCTTGCGCTCATCTTGCACATTTGCGTAAGTCATAGAGTTATTTTGATCTGCTGAAACATAGTAAGCAGGAACGTTGCACAATCTTGCGCATTCTGTTGCCAAGTTGAAAATTGCTTCGCCATACATCATGTCTTTAGGTGAGAATGCAACTGGAGTGTATTCCAAAGTTGATGTGAGATAAGCAGTTGAACGATTGTTGCGAGCAGTTTTCCATGATGCAAGTAAGCCTTGAACTTCTTTAGGGTCTAAGTCTGCGCCATTGTTTTTAATGTACCCAGTTGCCATAGGTGTAGCTGCTGCAACGGCCGCTGCTTTTTGGACATCGATGGCTGCGCGGATTGTTGATGTGCCTGTGTTAAGAATGCCATCGCCTAATGACTGGAATGTAATTAAACTGCCCAAGCCATCCATAGGCAATGTAGTTCCATCAACTGCGTAAGATTTAACAAATACATTATCTTTGTCAAGTGTTGCAGTTACGCGAGAATTAGCAATCCATTCAAAGCGGGATGGGCGACCATCTTCTGCATAAACTTCTACGACTTTCCAGAACGCTTGACCATAGAATAATAACGAATCAACAGTCCAAGCAATAGTTACTGATCGTGGTTGTGAATAAGAAGGTTGTTCCATCCATAGTGGCGACCCAAGCTCTTCATTAGTTGATTTCTTGTACAACTCCATTGGAATTGCGCCAATAGTGCCTGCAAGCAAATTGCGGCATCTTTGTATTGCTGGAACTGAGATAGCTTCGTTTCTGCCAACATAGGCAAATTGAAACGGCATTGCATAAGGTGAGTACTCACCTAAAACTTGGGGCGCGGACTGTGCTTCGAGAAGTGGTTTAGTTTGTAGTCCGAATGTTTGCAGAAGGCGACCCATTTGGACATCTTACCATACTTTGTCTAATTCTTGACAATTCAGGGGTGGTGTGTCTAGGCAACAATCATTGGCTTGGATTGTGGCTGAGATAGTTTAGATACAACCATTGCAATTCCAATAGGAGCAGATACATCTCCAGCAGATTTGCGTTTTACGATTCGCCAGGCACTCTCATTCTGCTTTGCTGCACAATTATTAAATTGTGCTACAAGTTCAGCTTGTCCAGAATGCACAACTCGGTGATTGACAAGGGCATCAAGTAAATCGCCACATGCCTGGTAAAACTTCTGCCCAGATACATCTTCAACCATGACTCCAGCATTAGCTAGTCGATCAGCAATGCTCTGGGTTGTGTATTTGTCAAAGCAGACCAATCTAGGGCGATATTGATCTGCCCATGCTTTAATATCGGCTGCAATCTTTAGATCATCGACTGAAACTTGTGATTCCCATGTCTGCATCAATCCAAAGCCAATCTGGCCATTAGGAAGTATCTGACCAGCGACAAGGGATGCGTTCCTGCGACTAGGGCTTACATCAAAGGCAAAGATTGTTAGCGCACCTGGAGCAATGACTAAATCGCTATCGCTAGTTTCTTCAAGAACGCCAGCAGGCCAGGGTGATGACAATGAGTCAATCCAACTCGACAAGATTTCAGTTCTAGTGGCTTCTAGCGATGAAGTGGCTATAGCTTCTTCGATATTCTCTTTAGTAATTGTGTAGCCAAGTGCAGGGTTAGCATAAGTAATCTCTTTCCAGAAGTCTGCTGAGTTAAGATCAATCTTGCAATACTGGTTGGCTGAATACTCGTAATAGCCCAAAGACTTTGGCGGATAACTTAAAGCGCGTTCACGCATGTTATTAAGAACTGTTGAGAAGGCATCGCCAGCATTAGATGTAAATAATGTCTGTGCATTAGGCCGCGCTCTCGTTGTAGGAGTAGCAGCTGTAAATCCTTCATCGGATATTTCGCGTAATTCGTCAATCCATAGGAAATCCACAGTCCGACCACGCGATCCATCGCGACTAGCTGCGACAACATCAAGCCTTCCACCATTGAGCAATTCGATTGACTCTGTTCCATTGGCGTATCTAATCTGCTTGACTTGTGCCATGAGTTCTGGAGTGCCTTCAATGTCATAGACCATTTCTCGAAACGATGTCAGAGCCATCGAGCGATTAGATGACATGATCAAGACATTCTTAGAGCCAAACTTAAATAAGTGGGCTAAACACAACATTCGAGCAAAGTGTGACTTTCCATTTTGCCTGGCTTGAATTAAAAGCGTGGATTTGCGCACGAATTGTTCTTTACTGTCAACCATTAACATATCTGTACCCACATGCAGTTGCCAGGGTAATAAAGGTTTTTTTAGAAGCTCTGCAATATAGACAAGCTCATCGATGCGAGATTTACCCTTTAAGGGCACGCTGGAGAGCCTCGGTTTAGTTGCCCCTCGTAGCGGTTGTTTCTTCTTGGTCTTTGTTGTCATTAACTCGGACTGATCTGTTTAATAAACGGACTGGTCTGGGGCAACTTGGATCGTGTTGGAGAGGGGCGTTCTGAAAAGACAGGGGGGGTAGCCGTTTGTGCTAAAAAAACGCCTTCTGACTTAGCTGCTTTGGCTTGATTGCATGATTTGCACAAGACTTGTAAATTCTCCATTGCATGATCGCCACCTACCTTGCGAGGAATAATGTGGTCAATGTGCATTACACCTTCATCGATGCCACAGTACGCACACACATGACCATCTCGCTTGAAGACTCGTTGCCTTTGTGCTTTGTACTTACCACTATTTAATTTGTCTAATGCCATCCTTTAATCTTCCAATGATCTAAGGCTTTGCATGTATTGGGTTGCATACCCTCTATTGTACGCACATAGCCATACCTATGTCCGATATAGCGTAAGCCCCAATCAATCTGTTGTAATGGATTAGCTGTTTTTAACCATTCGCTCTTACCCTGTGGTATCCCATAGACCTGGTGTGTGCCTTCTAAGTTACCTACTGCTTTCCAATTCCATGCACTTTCTTTTCCATATAGGAATGATAAACATTTGTAATTCTTTACAGTTAATTGTCCTTTAGCATAAGCCTTTGATGTAAGTCTTTTATTAGGATCGTTTGTCGCACTAGCTGCTGATACAACGGAGAAGCATAGAGCTCCCCCGATAACGATTGCTACCGAGCGAAC